CCTGCACTCAGATGAGAACCCTTTTGGTGGTTATGAGCGTATAGCTAAAGACCTTAGAGGCAGACCAGAAGAAGAGATACTAGTACGTGCTTACGGTATACCCGTTAAGAGCATGACTTCTTTGTTGCCCTTGTTTAACACTGAGGTTAACGTATTAAATGACGAGCCTAATAAGTACGGTATGTCCTTCCCTGACATATCTGACCAGCATAGGTATACTTGCTATCAGGTAGTTGACCCAGCAGGAGCTAGGAACTACGTGGCTATATGGGCAGCAGTAAACGAGAAGGGAGACGTGTACATCCGTAAGGAGTGGCCTGACAGGGACTACTACGGAGAATGGGCTGTGTTCGGTGATCCTAAGTGGCGTTATGGGCCAGCATCAAAGAAGATAGGGTACAACATACAGGGGTACGTTGATTTGTTCGAGGAGATAGAGGATGACATTGAGATAGAAGTATTTGAGCGTATAGGTGATAGTCGGTACTTTGCTAAGGAGAACTCCGACAACGATGACTTGTTCACTGAGTTCGATGATTGTGGAATGACCTTTATTCCTTCAGATGGCAGAATGGAAGAGATAGGCATTAGTGCTATAGACGAATGGTTCAGCTACAATCCAAACGTACCAATAGATTCCGCTAACAGACCTAGGTGCTACGTGCATGAGGACTGCGGAAACCTAATAGACTCTTTAATTAACTACAACGCTTCAGGTAAGGCTGATGAGCCGCTAAAGGACTTCTTTGATATTATTCGTTATTTGCGAATGGCGAATGGAGGCGATGGCCCTGACCACGTACTTTCTCGAAGCATGATGACAACCCGCATAGGATCAGGATATTAGATATGGCTAAAGTAAAACTAACTAAAATTGCAGATAGGTTCGAATCAAGCTTTGATTCGTTTCTTAACCTAGCTAAACGAAAGTTATCTGCTGAAATGCTTACAGGCAAGGGCAGGAACACTTGGGTAAATGAAGAAGGTCAGAAGATTTTAGTTGACTGTATGTACATCGAAGAGATTGTTCCTAAGCACTTCAAAGGCAAGGTACTGGCAGAAGCTCCTAACCCTAGCTATGTATTTGCTTACATAGACGAGATCAAGATGAAAGTACCTGTGGTTATCCCTAGGAGATACAAGGGCAAGATGAAGGGAAAGACAATAACCATTGAAATGATAGAAGATGTTAGAGGACGAAGCTACAGATACGTTGCGTAACCTAGTTGTAGACAAGGCATTTATAGATGAGCAGGTCGATAGACTTCTTGCTTGGGAAATATTTGTTAGGACTATTAAGGGCGAAGATCAACAAGATATACCCCCATCAGAATTGTGTGATAGAATAGGTGTTCATAAGTGGTACGTAAACCACCTTCTAGAAGATATTAAAGGCAGATTTTATGCAGAGTGATTCAGTTTCAGAGTCACTAACCTACGTTAGTGCTGAGCCAGACATCAATTCCCTTCGGTACGCCTACGACCAATCAGTGGTTGAGCTTGAGGCGTACTTTGATTTGTGCAGAGAGAGTTATGACGAGCGCCGTAATTGGTGGCCTGGAAAGAGCAGAGACCTTCGTAAGCATGGTGCTGATGCTTTCCCATGGGAGGGTGCATCTGACATGGAGAGTCATGTTATTGATGAGCGAATTACTCGGCTTGTATCCCTGTTTATGGCTTCTTTGTCTAGGGCTAATATTAGGGCTTTCCCAGTAGAGGTTCAGGATGTAGGAAGAGCTAAGATAGTTTCTAACTTTCTTAAGTGGATGATTTCTTCTGGTTACATTTCTCGTTTTAATCGTGAGATGGAGCTAGGGGCTAATTACTTGCTAGAGCGTGGATTGCTTATAAGCTACGTAGGATGGCACTCAGAGGACAGGAAGTTCCTTCAGAGGCTAGATCTTAACCAGATAGCCCAGGTAAGCCCTGAGCTGGCTGAGATGATCCTTTCGGGTCAGAACGAAGACCAGATGGTAGCTATGCTGCAACAGACCTTTGATGGCGTTACAGTTAAGCGAGCAAAGAACGCACTAGCTGAACTGGCGGACGTTGGATCTGCTGAGTTGCCAGTTGTACGCCGTCAGGTAAATGCACCAGAGGTAAAGACGTTAGCTCCAGATGGGGACTTTATCTTCCCTCCGTATGTTACCGATCCACAGCGAGCACCTTACTGTTTTTGGAAAACGTACTACACGGCACAGGAGCTAGAAAATAAAATAGCTACCGATGGATGGGACGAAGATTTTGTAGAACACGTTATTGATCGTTACCGTGGGGTTAATATAGATTCTATCGAGCGTGAGCAGGAAGGTCGTCGGTCACTAAGTCTTACCGATAATGCTTACGAAGCTGAAGAGCTAATAGAAATAGTTTATGGATTTCAACGTTTAGTTGATAAGGAGGACGGCTCTGAAGGGATATACTGCACAGTATTCCATAAGGAGTTCAGTGGTGATGGTGACATTCCTGGGTTCGCAAAGTTCGAGTTGCTTAATGGCTACGAGGATTACCCAGTAGTAGTTACTAAGCTATCTGAAGACAGCAAGCGACTGTACGACACGATGACTGTCCCAAGTCTACTCAAAGGAATACAGCAACAAGTAAAGATAGAACGTGATAGCCGTATCGACAGGAATAGCCTTGCCACCGTCCCTCCAATTTTACACCCAGTAGGACAGGCTCCTACGGACTGGGGGCCAGGAAGGTACGTTCCTTATCGTCGTAAAGGCGATATAGATTTTGGGCCTACGCCTCCGTACAACCAGGGTTCACTTGAGATGGAAAAGACAATGGAGCAGCAAGCAGATAGACTTGTTGGCCTAGATGAAGTATCTCCAATCTCACAGATTAGGAAGCAGTTTTTAGTAGATAAGTTCCTTAGCCATTCCGCTGAGGTTATATCGCAGTGCTACCGTTGCTTTCAAAGGTTCGGGCCTGACCAGATATTCTTTAGGGTTACTGGTGTACCTGATCCGCAGACGTTTAACAAGGGGAACGCTGATGAGAACTTCGATGTTACAATTAGCTACGATGTTCTGAACACAGACCCAGAGAAGCAGGAAAACAAACTAAATCAAATGGTTTCCCTTCTACAGCTAGACCGCAACGGAAGGATAAATGTAGATAACTTGCTAACATTGATAGCAGGTTCAGTTGATCCAGTGCTTGCCGATGGTGTTCTTGAACCCGTTGAAGTTGCACAGGAAAAACTACTAAAGGATATTACAGATGACTTATCTAAAATTTATGCAGGTATCGAAGTTCCAGCGCGTCCAAGCGGTGCTCAAGCGGCTCTACAAGTTGTTCAGCAGTACAGCCAGCAGCCTGATGTCCAGAAGCGTTTACAAGAAGATGAAGCTTTTGCTGCTCGTCTTCAGAAGTACGCTGGACAATATCAGTTCGCTATACAGCAATCACAGAACGCGCAAATAGGTAGGATTGGGACACAACCAGCACAAATGGGAGGGGTACAGACTCAGAATATGCAACAGCAATGAACATAGAAGAAGACCTAAAGACCCTATCGCACCACGAACATTTTGCAAGATTCATTCAGCTTATTAACGCTCTTCGAGAAGAGTGTATAGCTGATATGCACGAAGCTGACACAGACAAGCTTCAACAACTTTCGGGACGGATAATTACTTACGATCAGATTCTGCAAATGACTGACTGGCAGGGTCTACAAAAGAAATTTTCATCTGTCCTGTAGCATAAAAAAGATATGCTATAATCAGGCTTCGCCATCGCTCGGCGTTAAGGAGTGGAAACAATCATGTCTAACGAAGTTATCACGGTTGACGCTGAAACCGAACAAAATTCAGTCGGAAATATAACAGCGGAGGATTTTGCCATCCAACGCTTAGGACAGACTCAGGGAGAACCTGCTGAGGATACTCAGGAAGTTCAAGAGGAAGAAGTCCTAGAAGAAGCGGTTGAATCCGAAGAAGAAGTTATTCAGGAAACTGAAAACGAACCTTCTGAAGAAGAGACTGAAGATGTTCTTTCACAGTACAACTTAGATGATTTATCTGAGGATGAGCTTAAAGATCTTGCTGAAAAGCTTGGTAGTAGAGCTGTAGCTCGCTTTGGCGAACTTACGGCTAAACGCAAAGCAGCAGAGGAAGAGCTTGAGAAAGTAAAGCAATCACTACAACAAGATCCTTTAAAACGCGAAACGGAAGATGTCCAAGACAATCCGTTTGATGACGTTAAGGATATTAAGTCATTACAAGAAAAGGCTAAGGAGATAAGTGATATTATCGAATGGGCTGAAGATGTTTTATTTGAATCAGACGATTACTCCGCTCATGACGATGTTACTGAGCTAGATGGTAAGAAGATGACTAAAGCAGAGGTAAGATCTGCTTTGAAGAACGCTCGTAAATCTAGGGATCTTTATCTTCCCGATCAACTAAAGAAAGTTCAGAGGAACGAAACTGCTGAGTCTCTTAAAAAAGAACTTGGTAGCAAAGCCCTCAAAGAATTCGAATGGTTGAAGGAAGAGGATAATGATACCAGGAAGGCATTCCTTGGCATTGCTGCAAACAAAGACTTGCAGAAGGTATACAAACAATACCCAGTGTTAGGAGCAGAACTTCCTTATATGCTTGCTCACGCAGTAGACAGTATGTACGCTCGTAAGACTGTACCCAGTACTCCTACTAAGAAAGCAGGTAAGCCCAAGATTAATCCTCCGAAAAGCTCCGTTCCCTCCTCTGCTATGCCAGAACAGGGTCAACGAAAATCGTCTAAAGTACTACAGGACTTATCTTCACGCTTTAAAGAAAGTGGCAATAAAGATGACTTCATTTCATTACGAACCAAACAATTAGCTAAAAAATAAAATGGCATTCTCAAATACATACGATACAACTAGTCCTGGTTCTGGTGTTTCCAATCGCGAAGACTTGACTGACGTCTTGACCATCCTCGCTCCTGAAGAAACTCCAGTCCTTTCCTCTGCTTCCAAGCAGAAAGCATCCGCAACATTCGTTGAGTGGACGGTAGACGCATTGTCTGCTCCTGCAACCGCTGGCATCCGTGAAGGTGCTGACGTTAGCACATTCACTGACCAATTTGCTGGTCGTGCAAAGCTTGGAAACTACATCCAAAAATTCCGTCGCGATTACCAGGTTTCTGATCTTCAGGAAGCTGTTGAAAGCGTTGGCCCTGCTAAGCTTGCTCAAGCTGAAGCAAAAGCAATCCGTGAGCTAAAGCGTGACATCGAAGCTACCCTCTGTGGTACGCAAGATCGCGCCGTTGAAAACGGAACTAACACTGCTTACGCTTTGCGTGGTCTTGGCGACTGGATTGATAGCACGAATACCGCTGGTGGTGGTAATTCTGATGTTCCAGATTCTTTTAAAACTCCCGCTTCCAGCATTCATGCTAGTGGTGCTTTCACGGAAACAGTTCTGAACAACCTGATTACCTCAATCTTCCGCGAAACTGGAACAAGCAACAGCCTAACGATGGTTGCTGATACGGCTGTTCGTCGCATTATCTCTGACTTCGCTCGCACTGCTGGCGTAAGCGGAACCGATGCAGACAGCGTTCGCACCGTTAATTACAACGGTGACTCAGCTCAGATCAAACTTAGTGTTGAGTTCTATCAGTCCGATCACGGCATGATCTCGATTGTCAACGGCAATCCTGATTGTATGCCCGATACGACTAACAAGGACTTCGCTTACTTGGTTAATCCTGAGTACTACGGCATCCATGAGCTGATTCCAATGGGATCGACTCGCCTCCCGAATCAGGGTGGTGGTGAGCGTGGTTACGTTGATTGTGCTTTGACCCTCGGTGTTTACCACCCACAGGCTCACGGCAAGATCTCCGCAGTAGCGTAAGCTTTTAAAGCATACCCTTAGTTTAGGGGAGGTTGGGCCAAATCTGGCCTCCCCTTTTTTAAAATAAAATATGGAAATAATTACTAAGCTACCAAGATATTCGGATGGGGAAGTGAACGCTGCATTCTTGAAAGAAATCCAAACTGGATTCAAGATGGAGAAAGCAAAGGAGCAAGATCGAATTAATCAAGCTGCTAAAGAAGCAAAGACTAATGTCGGTAAGACCCATCCTATTCTAGGTAAGTGCGTAGCCAATATGCCTGCTCGTGATTATTTTAGATTAGTAAACAAGTACGGACACGATACTGTAAACAGTAGAGAGTTCTTACGATATTTTAACAAAAAGTTCCCTGAGTTGAGTCCTAATAAAGCGTAATGCAAGTTAAGTACAACAGAGACTTATACGATCTGATAACAGCATTAGCTGGTGTAACTTCGTTTACTACTAACGAAAAGACTCAGCTTCTTAATTTTGCTAAACGCAGAATGTACGAAGCGTATCAGGCTACTCCAATGTGGCCTAGATACTTGGTTGTTGGTGAAAGTAGAACAGTAGCTAGTTCTGTAATTGCTTTTACTGAAACAGACAAGAACGACATTGCTGAGTTTATACGTGTACACAGAACTCAACCGTTTGTCAGAAACTCTGCACTAGAGTTTGAATTTTTTGTACAGTCAGATGGTGCTCATATCCTTAACCTAACAACAGCAGATGCTGACTCTGCGTTTGTTACGTACAAGAAAGAGCTAACTGACATTCCTAGCACATGGGATCTTGATGGTGATAAAAGCACACAGGAGATTCCTTTAGAATTTTTTTACTACGTTGCTCACAGTGTTTACGCTGACTTCCTAAGAATGGATGGTCAGCACGATAAGGCACTGGCAGAAGAGCAAGTAGCTAACAAGTACCTAGCTAATGAGCTAGAAAAGACTGACCAAGTAATGAACAACAACACGGTCAAAAAACGATTTAATACATACGTCTCCAATCAATCTAGATAATGAACTCAAGAACATCCAACTTATACATCGGGAATATAAACCCTGGAGCAACCTCAGAAAAGCTCTCTGCAACAACGGGTAGTGCAGTTTCTTTAGCTGCCCTTCACATTGACACAGATTATGTGGTTATAGACGTACAAGACAATAACGTAATTGTTAGTTTTGACGGAACAGCCGCAAGTTCTACTCATGGACATCTTCTCGTAAAAGAACAGGGATTAATAGTCCTTAGTAAAAACGCAGCAGCAGGTGCTAGTTTTAGAGGAAGTGGCGGTACATCTGTTGTTTTTGCAGAGCAGTTTGTAGACTAGTCCCGATGAGAAACGTAGGACTTAAAAACATTTTTGAGTTCTTGCGGGTAGGTCGCGTAGGAGCTAGAATCGGTGGAGTAATAGAGACCGTCTACGATAGTTTTTTTGTGGACGATGGTGCTGGTGGCACTGAGTCATTTATAGATTCGGCAGGAGAGGCATTTAACGTAAGACAATAATGGCATATAATAGTACACACACAGGGGCGGTAGTAGATGCAGCGGTAACAAAAACTACTAATATGCCAGAATTTGTTGCGGAAGTTAATAACTACGCAAGTCTACCTGGCAGTCCATCCACTGGAGATGTTGCGTTAGTTAAGGCGGCTACCACTGGGTACTCTGCTGGATTTTACCGTTACAGCGGATCGGCGTGGGTATTTATGGGTAGTGCAGTAACTACCGTCAATACACAAACTGGTGATGTTGTTTTAGATGCTGATAACATTGATGACGGTTCTACAACCCATAAGTTTACTAACGCTTCAGACATAAGTAGATTGTCTGCTGTAGAGGCTGGTGCTGAAGTAAATGTAAACGCTGACTGGAACAGTTCTTCTGGTGATTCTCAGATACTAAACAAGCCCACTTTGACAAGTGGAACAGTAACCAGTGTAGCTACTGGAACTGGATTGAGCGGTGGGACAATTACCAGCACAGGCACTGTATCGCTAGCTGACACTGCTGTTAGTGCTGGAAGTTACACATCAGCAAACATTACTGTAGATGCACAAGGGAGACTAACTTCTGCCGCTAATGGTGTTTCTGAAGTGTCTCAAGATACTAGTCCTGTTTTGGGTGGAGATCTTGATGTATCTACGCATGACATTGTATCTGCCTCCAATAGAGACATAGACCTAGCTGCCAATGGCACGGGGTCGGTTGTTGTCAGGGGAAACGACACGTCAGGAAAAGTTGTCCTGAACTGCGAGAACAACTCGCATGGTGTAACAATTAAGGGGCCACCGCACAGTGCAGCAGCTACTTACACTTTAACGCTTCCAAATGATGAT